CATCTCGTTCACTCCAAATAAAAGTAAAAATCTAACATCAGCGTCAACTCGGACGCCTCACTCGCTGCGCTCGTTCGTCGCCGGTTACGCTGGCGTTAGGTTGCTCTTGTATTCCAAAGATCATCTGCTCTATTCAGTAGCGTCCTAATCTCCTGCTGCGTCGAGTCATCAGGGATGCTCACTGATGGACCCCTGACTCCACAGGACGAGCAAACTGGTGCGAACCAGGAGTACGATAGGTGTGCCGTTGGTCTCGCTACGCCACCGCAGAATGGGCAAGGAAGTAATCCGGTTTTGTCGCCCTGGATTGATCGTGTCATAGGTGCATTATGTTCTGGACAAGTAGGGTTTGGCTTCATCGTGTAATAGGTACATCCACATGTATATTGACTCATCTTTGTCACTCAGTAGTTATCGCAACCTAACCAGTTGCTCCAGCCGACCGCTCACGCGGCGGCTGAGCATGGCGTTAGGCGTCTTTACTAGCATATTTTTCTGCCTGATATCGCTTGTAAAAAGCTACATCCTTTTCCAACTCCTTTATCACCGCTTCCTTGCCGGCAATCTCAACCTCTAGCTCTGTAATGCGATTGTCACGAATCTCAATATCTCGCAACAAATCTTTGTAATCACTACTCAATAATTCATAATCCGTTTCGGCATCTTCACAAGCCTGCTCCAACTCTCTCACTGTTCGCTCATCCTTCATTTCAATCTCCCGCCTAACAAGGCAAATCAAGTCGGACTCGTTTCACTCGCCGCTTATTTGCGGCGTTATACGCCTCGAATCTCCTGCATCATGGCGTATGTCTTTGGTGCGCTTCTCGCCTTTGTCCATCTCAAGCCCACCTCATCGAGAAAGCATTGCTCCATTTCATCCCAACGCTCAACCAACCGTCCCCATGTTGATGACATCGCGGCAACCTTGTCCATGTGCTGCCGAATCTCAGGCACCGCCTCCAGCAGCAGCAAGCATCGGTTCAAGTCGTCTGGGTCATAAGGGTGGCTTTTATCGTTCGGCATTCCTGCTGCCGCCAACGCCATAGCTTTCGAGCTTGCCCCAACTTGTCCGGCTCCAAACCAATTCAAAATCTTGTCTTTCATGTGCCTCTCCAAATACGTCGTATAACATCAGCGTCAACTCGGACGTTCGCTATCGCTCGCGCCGGTTACGCTGGCGTTATATGCCATAGTGATTTTCACTAACTGGCGGCAATGCCCGCCACTTCCGTTTTGCTTCGTCAATAGAACGCTGCCGACTCCGCCGAACAAAATCAAGCGGCATCCAAAAACCATCGCTCCAATTTCTACCGCACTTAATGCAAGTGCTATCCCATCCATACCATGGCGTAAAAAATGACAGCATTCGAGTTCTGCGTTTGCAGTCAGGGCAAATTTTGGTAGTTATCGACTTTGCCGTTACTACCGGCGCATGTATGTGTATATTCATCACTCCATAGTCCACAACCTAACCAGCTCTAACGCCTGGTCGATATTCCGAACAATCCCGGCACAAGCCCCACCAGCCAGCGCCTTATCTATAAACTGCTGTTGGTAGGCTGTCACCTTGCCGCTTGATGTTTTGACCTCTAGCGCAAGCAGCTTGCCGCCCTGAAGTTGACCCAGAATATCCGGGCATCCAGGGAAGCCAAACTTCACAATGCGCTTCTTGCCGCGTTCGTCCACGTAGCGCGCAGCGCCGGTATTCATCCGCGCCACCCAAACCACGCGCCTATCCAGGTAAAGCGCCTCCAGGATCGCGCCCTGAATCTGTGTTTCACGTGGAACATATCGGCGTGATTTCATTCTCTCCCCGCCAGCTTCAGAAGTTTCTGCGCTATCTCATAACGCGGGTTTTTCGTTTTGCCTGCTCTTATTTTTAGTATGGCGCTGCGGCTACACCCGCATATTTTCGCAAGCTTGTAATCAGATAACCCGATCTGCTTTATTATTTTTGTCCAGTTCATGCTGGTTACTATAGCATCTAGTTACTTTAATTGCTATACTTAAATTGAAGTAAAGAGAAGCACAACCAACCGGAGAAATAAAAATGTTTAGCATAAAGCCATCGCGCAACAATGAATTATCGATGATTTACCTTCATGGTTATTACATCGCAACAAGGAAAACTAGGGATTCGGCAGAGCGATGTATTAAAATATCAACGTTTACGCCAATTGAAAGCAGAAGAATTAGGGAAGCCAATAAATTGGTGAAACCATGAGTAAATCATTCTTCGACCACGGCAAGTTTCCATGTCTGATCACAGATATCGAAAACGGCCCCTACCACGCCGGACCGGGAATCAGTAAATCAATTCTTGATCTGTTCGCCCAGTACACACCGGCGCGTGCCAAATGGATATGGGATCACCCGGAAGAGAAAGCCACGTCACCGGCTTTTACTTTGGGGACTGCGGTTCATGCGATTGTGCTCGAGTCCAGCACGTTCCTTGAGCGGTACATTGAATCGCCGACATTCGCGGGAACCGGATCAGTAAAAGCCAAAGCCGATTTTCTGGCCAGTTGCGCCGAACACGGAATAACGCCACTCGCGCCGGAAGTCTGGAAAAAAACCCACGCCATGCGCGAAGCCGTGCGCCGTTCCGATGACGCCTGCGCTTTGCTTGAATCCGGCTTTGCGGAAGTCTCCGGTTATTGGATAGACAAGGATACCGGCGCGTTATGCCGCTGTCGGCCCGATTTCCTGACCGATGGAGAATATGAGAATGCCGCCGGGATCCGCGCGCGTGTCGTTGTCGATCTGAAAACAGCCCAGCACGCCGGCATGTCTGAATTCGCCAAGGCATCGGCGCGGTTCAGATATCACGTATCGGATGCATTTTACAGCAAGGGAATGGCGGCAATACATGACGGGTTATATTTCCATTACTGGTTTCTGGTGGTGGAGACTGAACCACCGCACGGCGTAGCAATTTACGAACTCGACCAGGACAGTAAACGCCTCGGAGCAGTGATCGCCAAACACGATTTGGCGCTGATAAAGCAGTGCATGGTTAACGATGACTGGCCCGCATACCCAAAAGGCGCGCGCGTTATCTCTTTGCCCAAGTGGGCGGAATTCACCAACATCATATAGGAAACTATAACATGACAAGTACAAATCTAAACCCCTTCGCATCCAAAGCACCCCAAGCCGGCAATGCCCTGACCAGCATCGGCCAGGAGCGCGCCGCGCAAGAAGTGCAAGCCGCCGTTCTTATGGCAAAACGGTTCCCGCGCGACCAGCACGCCGCCGCCGCCCGGATCCTGGAGGCCTGCACGCGACCTAATCTGGCGAATGCGGCGCTGTACGCCTATAAGCGCGGCAACACCCTTGTCACCGGCCCGTCGATCCGTCTGGCGGAAGCTGTGGCGCAGCAGTGGGGTAATCTGGAAGCGGGCATCCGGGAACTCGAGCAGCGTAACGGCGAATCCCTGGTAGAGTCCTTTGCGTGGGATATCGAAACGAATACCCGCATATCCAAGGTTTTCAGCGTGCCCCATGAACGCCACACCCGAACCGGCGTTCAAATGCTGTCGGATCCCCGCGACATATACGAACACGTTGCCAATTATGGTGCGCGCCGGTTGCGTGCCTGCATCTTGGGAGTGATCCCCGGCGATGTGATAGAAGCCGCTGTCAAGCAGTGCGAACTGACCCAAGCCGGGAACACCAAAGGCGAAACGAAACAGACTATTGAAAAGGCGTTCGCCGATTTCAATGTGACCGTTGCCGATATTGAAAAATATCTTGGTCACAAGCTATCGGCTGCGGTCCCTGCTGAAATTGTAAAACTGCGCAAAATTTACCAGTCATTGCGCGACGGAATGGCCGCGCCTGGTGATTTTTTCCGGGTTGAAGCCGCGCAGCCGGAAAGCTTTGACATCAAGAAGCCGGAGGCCAAGCCGGAAGCCAAGCCAGAACAGAAACAGGAATGGCCAGCACTCACCGCCGCCGGGCTGTGGGTTGACTCGACCGGCGAAAGCTTCGACCCTGAAATTCACGGATGGACCAGGGAAAACAAGCCCAGTGTTACCGCTGCCGGCGTATTCCGCATGAAGCGCGGCGCGAAAAAACAGGAGTCAGAACAAACCGATAACGATCAGGAACAGGAGGAATCAGAACCGCAGCAAGAACCCCAGAAACAGGCACCGCAACACTCCGGGATTCTGCGCTCCCTGCTGGCTAGGATAAATCTGGCCTCGAATGAAAACGACATTGCAACGATCAGGGACCATAAGTTTGCCCAAGACCTGATCGACGATGAAAAAACTATTTTAGGTGAAGCACTTGAAAAGAGAATGGCGGAACTGATAGAGTAATTCCAGACTCATCCGTTGGTGGAACTTATACCCCGCTACCCCTGCGGGGTTTTTTTTGCCTGATGAAAGTCATTTCTTACTATGCGTATGCGATTTTTTTTGATTGTCTAAAATAATGTCTGCGTTTCGCTTGATGATTTCGATCCACCCATGCACTTCATTTTCGTAATTGCGCAACCGTTCGTCAACACGATCAATTTTTGTTTGCAGCCTTTCACCGTCTGACGACCTAAAACGGTTTGACTCTGTTTCACTTCTCCAACTATTGAGTTTCTCAATACCTCGTTCGAGTTCGCGTATCTGAAAACTATGATTACTAAGAATAACCCAACCAGCAAGCAAGCCAAGTGCCATGCCAGGTATTGATGCGAGAACCATGCCCCCGAGAATATTCTGAACTCCCGTTTTAACTTTGTTATCGGTTGCCCGTTCATCTTTTTCGACACACACATAATCTCCCCTTTACCGTTTAACTTCGTGCGACATCATCTGTCTGTAACTAGCCGAAAGCGTGCGCACTCCGGTTCCAGACTCTTTGACGTACATATAATAAGTGACCGAACCGGTTCCTGGGGTTTCGTCGATAACGGTTTTAGAAAACGGAACAGTCGTAATTATCGACGTGCTCAAATCACGTTCAAGTTTCACATGCTCAACAGTATAGAGAACCGTAGAGCCGCGCCTAACTTCGACCGTAAAGTAATCATCAAACGTAGTTACAGGAGTTGACTTCCGCTTGATATTGAATGACGCGAACATTTCGACCGGTTTACTTATTGTCGAAATCGTAACGCTGCCGATATTCACAAACGAAGTGCCGACATCAATCGCTGAATTGTTTACAAAAGTGTCCGTCGTCGTCACCGCGTCCGACGCTATCTCAGTGACAGTAATGGTGCCGGTCGTGATGTGTGTTGCAGTGATCGTGTTCGCGCCGATTCTATTCGCATCGAGCGTGCCTGTCGTGATCTTTGCGGCATCGAGCGCCGTTACTTTGGCACTTGTTACCGCCAAGTCTGCTATTTTTCCGGTTGTTACCGCCAGGTCTGCAATATAAGCGGATCCGATAGCAACGGTTCCAAGCCACGTGCCGATATTCGATGCGTTGATAAAATCCGGCAGCTTGTAGAGCAGCACGTTATCGATAATCGTTGAAGCTGTGCCCGTGTCGCTGCTGTCGCCCTCGATCTCCAGGGTTAAACTGGTCTGCGCCGTTGTCGGCTTCCAGACGAACCCGAACGCTTGACAGCTTGTTGAGGTCGTGAAGCTATGCCAGCCGGAATTCTCGGAACTGCCGACCAAACGCGCCTTGAACCCGCTGGCCGCTCCCGCGCTCGGCTGCTTGGCCCATAGTTGCAGCCTCACCTGGTTATCAACAATCGACAGCACATTAGCCGCGAAGCTATCGGGAATCTCTATCGATGCGCTGGAGGTCTCACCGCCGCCGCCGTGCGTGACAATGCCGGCTACGTCGCCGACACATGAATCTGATGTCGTGGTAATCGACCCGTCATCATTGACCCAGCCTTCAATATCGCCGTTTTCAAAGGAGTAAAGCCAGGATATCGCCGGTTCCTCGGTTCGTTCATTCAGTATGTCGTTGACCGGCGGAAACGTTATCGTCGGAGGCGTGACCGCCGCCGGAGGCGTTGAAGGCGTGTAGATATCCTGATATTCGCGCGCTATGATATTGACCCTATCTTCAGAGTCAAAGCCGATTTCCATAACGCGGAATTTCTTAAGCGTCCAGCCTGGTGTGGCGTGCGTGATTGTCACCACGTCGCCCACCTCGGCCCGCAAACCCTCCAGCGTTGAGTTGAACTCTATGCCGATGGTATAGCGTGACTGTTTCAGCTCAAGTTCAGCAATACGCCGCGCCCGGAAAACATCGGTTGTAAACGGCAGTTCAATTGCCCGCTCCAGCAGCGTACCGTTGTCCGCCGTGCGATAAGTTGGGCTGTCACTGATCACCAGGTCAGGCTGGTGATTCTTGTCGGCGTTGTAGTATTGCGCCCGCACCCGGTTGAACCGCGCGCTTTTACTGTCAAGGCTGATTTTCATCTGGCCGACTATGTTGGATTCGGTAAACGCGAAAGCCGAACTCTCGGCCTGGTCCACAATCAGCCGGTACTGTCCGCCGGTAAATGTCAGATAGCCACGGCAGCTCGTCAGCAGATCGCGCAGATTGTCCAATGTCGGGCGGTCGATGTTAATCAAACCATCACAGGTATAGGTTGCCTGCGACGGCTCCGGGCTGTTGGATATCAGCGCCGCACAGATCGCGTGGGCAGTCTGAAATGAACTGACATCTATTTCACTTGCCGGGATCCCGCGCCCGTATCTGGTATTTGTCAGGTAGTCGTAAATGCAGTTTGCCGGGTTATCGGACCAGACCGGCGAACCGCCGGCAACCACGTCCACCACCTTCTTGCCCTTGACCGTCGCCGAAACAACCGGGATTCTGGAAAAAACTTCCGGGTCATAGGTCAACCGCATGTACAGGTAGGACACGCCGCGAAGCCTATGGTCTGTCGTCCAATCGGTTATAGCGGATACCGCGACACTATCCGCCGTCTGCGCGTCAGTCCCCAAGTGCGCGTTTTGACCGTCGCCGAATGACACCAGCCCGGAAAAGCGGGAATCTGTTACCGATACATCATCAAGATAGACATCGGTAAATTCTTCGATCTCCCCCTCTGAAAATGAGATAACCAGATACAGATATTTGTTGTTGGCACCACCTACCCCGGTATAAACCCTCGATCCCGCGAAGCGGTAAGTCCCGTAAACAACCGGGATAGGTGCGACCGGGTTCGCAATGTTCGCATTGATCCCGCGCGCCTGGTCCTCAAATGAAAAGTCCGGCGCGTCCTGGTTCTTTTGCAGCAGCGCACCCACGCCTGCACTGACAACACTGCCAACGATAGCGCCGAATATCCCGCCACCAACCGCTTTTGCGGCTATCGCTCCGGCAATCGCGGGAATGGCTGCGGGCATCTAGTCAAGCCTCCATGCTGTCGGTTCCGGCAGTTTTTCAAGAATATGACGGCGGGATAGATAAACGCCGTCAGCAGGAGTAGATGACAACCACAGGGAACCCACGCCGATGTAGCAATACGGCAGCATTTTATTTTTCAGCCAGCCGGTCACAACGTCGCCTGATCCCGCCTGCTTTATGTCGATCTGCCTGAATCCCATATCGATCAAAACATCACGAACGGTCATTTGCTTGGATGCTATCAACGCGCCGTCTTTATCCTCCCACCAACAGTATTGAAACGAATCAAACTCGCCTGTCATTGCGGCGACCGCATCGCAGCCCAGCGCGATACAATCGGTTCGGCCCCATTTGAATTCATGGCCCACTACGCTATCGGCGAACTCAACCAGTTTTTCAAGCGCGTCTTTTCGCTTATTCATCAGTTGCGGCCCCAAACAATATTCTTCGGAATCTCGGTTACAAACTCAAAGCCCAGATCGCCGGAGAAATAGAATTGCTGTTCCTCGTCATTGGTATGGCGTCCTGGCTTGCGCCCGAAGTCCGCCCACGCCGGCGTACCGCGTACCGTCACCGTACAGGTTCCGCCGTCTGGATCCTCCAGCACGGTCGGCTGATCCATGCGGCCCTCGAAAATCTTTTCGGGATCAGCAATAACCGCGCCTGCACTATCGAGCGCACAAGCATAGATCCTAACCGGCCTGTCAAGGAAATCATCAGCCAGCACCTTTGCCAGTGCTATCGTGGTATCCACGCCGGAGAGTGAAAGCGTAACCTGGTTGACCAGCAGCGCGCCGGTCTCCTGCAACCCGGCAAAGCCCAGCAACCCGTTAGTGCGTTCGTACGTGTCGCCGTTCCATGTGATATCGCGCGCGGCGTCGGTCAGGAACAGTGAGCCGGAATCAAATTCACATTCGACCAGGTAAGCCCAACTGACCACCGATTTTGCAATCTCGGTCAGCATTGAAGCTGAAAAGCCACGATCCGCCATTAGTCGATTACCTCGGCCAGTTCCACCTGGATACCGTAGCGGATGCAGTGTTGCAGCGGTAAAGAAAGATCCTCGGCGGACAGACTCATGGTGAAATCTATGCCACCGGTTGATTTATGCACTGAGACCGCATCCCCGTCGCCTGGAGACACTACCAGCGCCGGCTGGATGGATACTGCCGCCTCGCCTGAGATATTGGCGTCAGCGTCCGCTGTGACCGTGTAAACCTTTTTGCCTGACCCGAACCGGATCAGATCGCCCGCTTTAGCCACGCCGGTATCAGAAGGCGTGAAGCCGTCCAAGTCGATAGATTCGCCGGTCTGACTTGCACCGTTCACCAATGGCGTACCAGACCAGGTTCCGCGCGCCGGCATGATCGCCACAGGCAACGTATAGGTGAAGCTCTCCGCGCGGCCCTTCTGCGCCAGCAGGAACGCCCACAATGGCGCGAAGCTGTCCCATGATGCCACCGGTGGATAAATCAGCTCGATTGCAAACCGTTGCGCGTTGCGCGTGCGCCGCTGCACTGTCAGCGCATGGGATACCGAAACATAAGAGGGTTGCACGCTGCGAATAACAACGCTGATCGGAATAGGCGAACTGGGGTAAGTACCGCTCATCAGGCAAGCCTTGGTTCAGAACCGGCCCGGTTGAACGCCGAACGCACCACGCCGATGATGACGTTTTTGTTTTGCACGATCACCGATGCCGCCGTCTGTGGATCCAGTGAAGTAATATTGAAGTTGATATTCGTCACACCGCCACCGCCAGGAATAATTTGCCCGCTGCTCTGTGGTACAAACAGTTCCCGGCCAGACTCGCCGACCACCACCGGCTGATCCCGGACCACCGGCCCGCCGAACTGCCGCCCAAAGATCCCACCGCCGCCAAAGATACTGTCGAGAATATTACTCAGCGCGCCGGTCAATGGATCAGTGACAGCACGCTTGAATGCGAACTTTGCAATGGTAGTTGCCAGATCCTCGAATATGCCTTTGATGCCGCGTGATGTGTCGGTCAGTATGTTTACCAGGTCCGCGCTCACGCCTTCGATTTCCCGCTTCAGATCCTGAAAGGCGTCTTTGGTTTTATCGGTTGCCTCCTTGGTTGCCTTGGTCATTGACTTTGTTGCCTTTTCAAGTTCAACCTCGGCATCCAGCATGGCACGTGAATAGACTTCCCAGCTTATCGCGTTTTTATCCAGCAGCTTGCCAAGCTTTTCGGCCTCCAGGTTGTAGCGTTCCTGTGGCGTCCTGGTCTGCTCAAACAAGCGCCGCGCTTCGGCCAGCTCTGCGTTGAATTTCTTCTGATTGCTGATAACCCCGCCGCCGCTGCCGGTTGCGATAGACTCGTTATACTCCCGGTTTGCCTCGGATCCGCGCTTGATCGAATCAACGTATTCATTCGAAAGCTTGCGCCGTTCATCCTGCGCTGCGGCTAACTCCTGCTCCAGCCGAACGATCTCTTTTAATACCGGAGCATCGAGAATCCGCCGCGCTTCCGCCTCCTTGTCTGGAGGATACATCCCGCCGGGTTTTTTATTTGCGGATTTCTCCAGCTCTGCATTGAGTGCTGCAATCTCCTGTTTCGTCGCCATGATGCGGGAATCAAGCGCATTCAGATTGCTTTCCCGCATGAAATCAAACCATCTTTTCAGGTTCTTAAATCCTGAAATCAGTTTTTCATTGAGCGATTCAAGCTGTGGCGCAAACTCTCGCGCTATCGTGTAACCCAGCCCCCGGAATGCAGTCTGCAATAAGCCGTTCTGATCCTGGATGCGCGTCATCGCATCCGCCGTGCGCCCGTCCAGCGTTGCGCCCAGTTCGTCGGCCTCCTGCATCATCTCCCGGATTGCCGCAGCGCCGCCTTTTGTGGTACGGATCAGCTTGACGCCTTCTGAATCAAAAATCTTCTGCGCGAGGGCGACCTTTCGGCTGCTGTTCTCCACCCGGTCCAGTGCATCAGCGACTTTCAGGAACTGCTGATCTGGGCTAAGTTGAACAAGCGCCTTGACATCGATACCAAGCTCTTTAAATGCGCCGCGCGCCTCGCCTGCACCGTTTGCCGCTTCCGACATGCGCCGCGTCATGCGCTGAATGCCGGTCGTGAACTGTCCGAAGTCCACGCCGGTCTGCTGCGCTACGTGCTGAAGTTGAGATAGTGACTCGGTTGAAATGCCGAGTTGATCTGATAGCTTGTTGGTTTCGTCGGCTGCCTTGGATACGTTCTGGACAAACCGAACGATTCCGGTTGCGGCAGCGCCGACACCGATAGCCGCGAATGCAGAGCGCAAGCCTTTAAGCTTGCGCAGTACTGAGTTTAATCCGGCTGAGGTTTTATCCTGCGCTCGGATTTCATAGTTGAGATTTGGCCTCGCCACGGATCCGCCTCCACGTTTGCCACTCTATAAATTCGGCAATCGGCATTTGTTCCAGTTCACCCACGGTCTTGTGCAACTCTGCCGCCAGGTCAAAAACCGCCAGCCGGAACGGATCCGCCCTCAGTTTTTTTCTATTTCCTCATCGTCCGGCTGATCCGCCATGATGTCGCCGGCGACCCGCGCAATGACCGCCGGCCCCCAATTACCCACACCGCGCGTTTTCAGGGATTCGATATCCCGATCATCAAACAGCCGTTTACCTTCGGCGTCCTTCGCCCTGACCTTGATCACGTTCAGCGCGGTCTGATAAACATCTTCCCCGGCATCCCATGCGCGGCGCTGTTCGATGGTTTCCGGCCAGACATAAATGGTCAAGCCCCACTCCGGCACGTCAATAACGCGCGGCTCGGCTTGCGATTCCTTGAAGCTCGCTATAATGCGGTCGTGGATCGCGCTCATGGAACAGTAGTCGCCGTCAGTGCGCCATTGACCGCCCAGCCGAACGTTGAACCGACCAGACCATCAACGGACCCCTCGCGCG